AGGTCCGGATGCGGGGCCAACCAGCTATCAATAGTCTATCATTATCGCGCTGCAGCCCGCATTACTAGGCCAAATGACGTATAAGCTGGATTATGTTAAGCCGGATCGGGGGGCGCGAGTGGGCACTCACGCGGCGCGTAAGCTGTTGCGGCATAACGACTTACGCCGTTTCTGGGGGCGGTGTGGCGCTGGCACGACTCTTGCCACGGGTGAGTGCTCACTCGCAGGCCCCCCGCCTCTGGGGCCCCGGCCGGGGGCCATAGCCAATGGCAGTACCCCACAGCGACCCCCGCCCCCCACCCCAGAAAAAATCCCAACCAGCCACCCCCGAAAAAGGTGGGACGTAGCGCGGGCTGAATATCCTCCGCGCATGGACCACCCGAAGAAAACCCGGAGCCGGCGGAAGCGCCCTTCTTTCCTGCCCCCGCCGCCCCTGCCGGATTTTCTGCAGGGGATGGCCGGGCGCATCGAGGTCAAGCAGATCCCTCTGGTGGGGTATTCCAGGGACCAGATAGGGGAGTGGGATACCCGGAAGCGCCGGATCTCTGTCCTGCGCTCCCTGTCCCCGGGGGTGAAGTGGTACGTCCTGGCGCACGAGTTCGCTCACAGCGCGCTCTCTGACGCCGGGCTCCGTTTGCCGGAGGACCTGGAGGAGCGTATTTGCGACGCGATGGCCGCGGCTTTTGCAGCCGCGTTCGAGGACCTACGCCGGGTTGGCCCGGCGACAGCCGGCGGAAACGCCGGAGCGGAGGATTAGCTGGACATGGCAAGCGCGAAGAAGATGAAGGCGGTGGCGGCGCTGCTCGACAAGCTCGGGGAGGACGTGGTCTTGGATTACCGGGCAACCGGAGCGTCCGTGCGGGCCCTGTGCGAGCACTTCGACATCACGACCCGGCCGTTGTACGGTTGGCTGGGGAACACCACCACCGCGAGACGGGGCGAGCGGCCGGACGGGACGTGCCGGCGGGAGCGCTGGATCGAGGCGACCGCGATGGGAGCGGACAGCCGAGCGTCGTTGGCGGACGAACGCCTCGAAGTGCTGATCGACCCCGAGACGAAGCGGATGCGTGCGGACGTCACCCGGGAGGAGGTCGCCCTGGCGAAGGCCCTGGCCGACCAGGACCGGTGGCAGGCCGGCAACCTGGACCCGAAGCAGTTCAGGCAGAACCAACCAGCTGAATCGGGCACTCCCGCGATTTCGGTGGGGTCGATGTTCGTGAACATCCTTTCCAAGGTCAGCGCAGAGCACTCGCAGACGCTACCGGGGGAGGCGACGGTGGTGGGCGCCGTGCAGGTCAAGCAGCTGTCCGCCAGCAAGCCCCCTGCGCCGGCGGCAGCGGATGACGACGACGACGACTACGACCTGGACGACGACGAGTGAGCGCAAACGGCGCTGCGGGGCTGTCGAGGGAGGTCGAGGCGGCGCTGATGGCGTTCGCCACGAGGTACATCAAGGACCCAGTAGCGTTCGTGCGGGAGATCCTGCACGCCGAGCCGGACCGGTGGCAGCGGGATTTCCTGGAGGCGATCGCCAGGGGGGATCGGCGGATCTCGATTCGGTCGGGTCACGGGGTCGGCAAGTCCACCGCGGCGTCCTGGGCGGCGATCTGGTATCAGCTGACCCGCTTCCCGGTCAAGATCGTGGTCACGGCGCCGACTAAGGCGCAGCTGTACGACGCTCTGTTCGCGGAGATGCGGGTCTGGATCGACCGGCTGCCGCCCGAGCTGCGAAGTCTGCTGGATGTGAAGAGCGACTCGGTCTCGCTGGTGCCCTCCCCGGCGGGGTCGTTCATTTCGGTGCGGACCAGTCGGGCGGAGACGCCGGAAGCGATGGCGGGGGTTCACTCCGAGCACGTCATGCTGATTGGCGACGAAGCCAGCGGTATCGTGGAGCAGGTCTTCGAGGCGGCTGCGGGGTCGATGTCGGGTGCTAACGCGGTGACGATCCTGCTGGGCAACCCGGTTCGCCCCAGCGGGTATTTCTTCGAGACGCACACGAAGCTGAAGGACCACTGGACGACGATGCACGTCTCCTGCTACGACTCAACGCGGGTGGATCCGCGCTGGATCGAGGAGATGCGGGTCAAGTACGGGGAGAACTCGAACCCGTTTCGCGTGCGTGTCCTGGGGGAGTTCCCGCTGTCGGACGACGGGTCGATCATCCCGTACGAGCTGGTGCAGACGTCGCTGGGGCGGGACATCGTTGTCAGCCCGACGCTGCCGGTGATCTGGGGGCTGGACGTGGCCCGGGGCGGCGCGGACTCGGCGGTACTGGCGGAGAGGCAGGGGAGGAAGCTGCTGGCGCCGCCAGCGAGGATGGTGGGCCTGGATTTGATGCAGCTGGCGCTGACGGTGGCAGCCCGGTACAACGCGACCCCGGACAAGCTGCGGCCGGCGGTGATCGCGGTCGACGGTATCGGGATGGGCGGCGGGGTGACCGACCGCCTGCGGGAACTCGGTCTCCCGGCACGTAGCATCAATGTCGCAGAGTCACGGGTAAGCGTGGGGGTCTACCACAACCTGCGGGCCGAGTTGTGGTACAAGATGCGGGCGTGGTTCAGCGGGCGGGATGTCCACCTGCCGGCCCTGGAGCCGCTGAACGGCTCGGAGCGGGAGAGCATGGACCGGCTGGTCGAGGAGTTGACGACCACCCGCCAGGATTTCATGGAGGCCTCGGGGAAGATCATCGTGGAGCCGAAGAAGCGGATCCGGCAGCGGCTGAACCGTTCCCCCGACAGTGCGGATGCTTTCATGCTGACTTTCGCCGCGGAGAATCTGGTCGCCCTGCACGGGCGCGACATCGAGAGCGACTGGAAAAAGCCGCTCAAGCGGGGTCTCAAGATTGTCTAGGGCGTCAGCGACAAAGGGCGTCCGTACCACCGGTCGTACTCAAGGGGGCGCAACGCCCCGCAACAACGACGTCGTGAGCGGGCGGGCGCGTAGCTGCAGCAGGGCACAGCAACCAGCGAAAGAAGGGAAGCCGCATGAAAGTTAGTACCAGCCAGCCTCCGGCCCGGTTGTCCCGCGAAGGGAAGCTGCGGGCGCGCGACGTGGCGCTGTCGGACCAGGGCACCGGTAGCGCCCTCCCCCCTGGGGTCCGGGGGCGTACCGAGGCGCGGGGTGACGAGCGTTTCGCCGGTCTTCCGGAGGAGCGTCTCGAAGAGCTTCGCAGCCTCGTTTCCGAGGAGCTGGTGGCGGCCCGGGACTACATCGACAACGAGATCGGTCCGGAGCGAGCGCGGGCGACCCAGTTCTACAAGGGGGAGCCGTTCGGGTTTGAAGAGGAGGGGCGCTCCCAGGTGGTCTCGCGGGACGTGCATGACGTGGTGCAGGGAGTCATGCCGACGTTCATGCGGATCTTCACCGGCGGGGAAACCGTGGTGGAGTACGTACCCCGGAGGGCCGAGGACGAAGAGGCGGCCCGGCAGGCGACGGACTACATCAACTCGGTCGTGGTCTTTCAGGACAACGACGGCTTCCGGGAGATCCACAGCGCGATCAAGGACGCCCTGATCCGGAAGAACGGAATCTGGAAGTGGTGGTGGGACGACCAGGTGGAGTTGCTCGTCTCGGAGCATGACGGAATCAGCGACGAAGACCTGCAGGCGCTCTCAGAAGACGAGGACATCGAGCGGGTCGAGGCGGAACTCCAGAGCGAGGAGGGGATCGTCCCCCGGGTCTGGGGTGCCAAGGTGCATCGTCGGCGTACGGCTGGGCGGGCCCGCTTCAAGGCGATCCCCCTGGAAGAGTTTCTGATCGACCGGCGGGCGACGGGGTTCGAGGACGCCTCGGTCGTCGGCCATCGGGCTTCGCTGCGGGTCAAGGACGTGGTCGGGATGGGGTTCGACCGCGACGAGGTCCTGGAGCACGCCGGCAGCGACAACGAGTTCGAGCACAACGTGGAGTTCCAGGCCAGGAAGCCCAACGCCGCGGATTTTCTGTCGAGTCCGGTGACGGACGACCTGCGGCTGGTGGCGTTCACGGAGGCGTACACCTTTTACCGGATCTCGAACGACGAAAAGGATCCGGCGCAGCTGGTCAAAATCAGCGGCATCGGTATCGAGCCGTTCCACCTGCTGTCGGTGGAGCCGGTCGACGAGGTGCCGTTCGCGTCAATCAGCCCCGACCCGGAGGCCCACGAGTTCTTCGGGCAGTCGCTGGCCGACAAGACCGACGACGTCCAGCTGGTCAAGAGTGTCATTCTTCGGGGAACGCTGGATTCGCTCGCCCAGGCGCTGAACCCGCGGACCGAGGCCGTCGAGGGGATGGTCAACTTCGAGGACCTCCTGAACAACGAGGTCGGCGGCGTGGTTCGCGTGCGGGCTCCGGGCTCGCTCCGGGAGATGGATACCCGGTTCGTGGGCAAGGACACCCTCCCGATGCTGGAATACTACGACCAGATTCGGGAAGAGCGGGTCAAGCAATCGCGGGCGTCGCAGGGGTTGGATGCTGACGCCCTGCAGAGCACCACCAAGGCCGCGGTAACGGCCACCATGACGGCCGCCCAGGCCCAGGTGGAGCTGATCGCCCGGATCTTCGCGGAGACGGGGTTCAAGAGGCTGTTCAAGGGGCTCCTGCGGCTCACCATCCGGCACCAGGACCGGCCGCGCACAGTCCGCCTGCGGAATCAGTGGGTAGTGGTGGATCCGAGGGACTGGGACGCCGAGATGGACCTGCGGGTCAACGTGGCGATCGGCGCCGGCACGGCCGACGAGAAATTGTCGACGCTGGTCATCATCAAGCAGACCCAGGAGGAGATTCTCAAGCTGCTGGGTCTCAGCAATCCACTGGTTTCTCTGGAAGGCTACCGGCACACGCTGGCGACCATGCTGGAGTTGAGTGGCTGGAAAAACCCGGACGCCTTCTTCCTGCCGATTGACCCGAACGCCCCTGCGGCGCCGGCGGGTGGCGAGGGGGGCCCCGAGGACCCCGCGCAGGCGTTGGCGGCGGCCCAGGCGGCGGAGACGCAGTCCAAGCTGCAGATCAAGCAGATGGATCTGGAGTTCCAGCGCGAGAAGCTACAGTTGGAGCATCAGCGGGAGATGTTCAAGGCCCAGCTGGACGCCCAGACGCGGATCGCGATCGCGGAGGCCCAGACCCGGGTCGACATCGACAACGCTGCGGTGGCCGCCGAGGTGGAGCGCCAGCGTTCCTCCGAAGAGGCCCGGGTGCGACAGTTCGAGGCGGTCCAGCAGGCGGAAGCCGCCATCCAGCAGGAGCAGATCGCTGCCCAGGCGCAGCAACAGCAACAGCAGGTGTCGGCGGGTGACGCTGGCGGAGAGGATTCGGTGCAGTGACGATGCGAGACATCCTGGCTCTCTTTCGGAGGCGCAAGGCGGCGGAAGCCATACTGGCTGACCCGGTCATGGAAGAGGCGTTCGAGGCGGCCCGCCTGCGGGCGCTGACGGCTATCGAGGCGTCCCCGCTTACCGATTCGGGTACGAGGGAGCTGGCTTACCACCGTCTGCGGGCGTTGGCGGCGGTAAAGGAGGAGCTTCGTATTTTCATCGAAGACCACGCGATCGAGAAAGCGCGTCTCGATCGGCAGGAGCGCCAGGACAAGGCGTAACTTAGCGCGCATTACTACCCTTGATTGGAGATAGACAAAAATGGCGGACACAGCGACCAGCACCTCCACGGAGACTGGCGGTACACTGACCGATCGGGAAGCTACGGAAGTGGTTTCCGGCCTGCTTGACGGGGAGGGGAGTTTTCTCACTACCCCACCGAAGAAGCCGGGCTCCCGGACAGCGGTAGCCGCCTCGGACGACGGGGATGACGACGACGACGATGCCGCTGACGACTCGGCGGAGGACGAAGACGAGTCGGAAGACAGCGAATCGGAGGAAGAAGGAGAAGGGGAATCGGACGAGTCCGACGACGAGTCGGACGAATCGGACGACGAAGAGCAGGACGAGGAAGAGCAGGACGAAGATTCCGAGGACGAGGAAGAGGCCCAGGAGGTAGACGAGAAAGCTGTGGTCACCGTCAAAGTCGACGGCAAGACCGAAAAGCTGACTCTCGCCGAACTCAAGAAGGGCTACTCCCGGACCAAGGTCTTCACCCAGCGGACCCAGGAAGCGGCAAAACTCCGGGCGGATGCCGAAGCTCTCAGTCGGCAGCTGGCGGAGGAGCGGGCGCAGTTGGCCCAGGTGGCGGCCGCCCTGGAAACGCAGATGAAAACCGTCGAACCGGAGCCCGATTGGGCGAAACTCCGCGAGGAGGATCCGGTCGAATGGGCGGTCCAGAGGCAGATATGGAGCGAGAAGCAGGCCCAGCGTGACCGCGTCAAGGCGGTCGAGCAGGAACTGCTCCGGCGCAACACGGAAGCCCAGCAGGCCACTCTGCAGAGCACCCTCGCCGAGGAGCGAACCAAGCTCCTGGAGAGGATTCCGGAGTGGAAGGATGAGAAGAAGGCCGCCAAGGAGATGAAGGAGATCCGGCAGTTCATGGCGTCGGTCGGTTTCTCCGAGGACGAGATGGCGCAGATTTACGACCACAGGGCGGTGCTCGTTCTCCGGAACGCGGCTCGCCTGGCAGACATGGTCAAGCGCCAGAAGTCGTTGGAGAAGAGCGGTCGGCCCGTGAAGGTCGTGCAGAAAACGCTTGTTCCCGGTCGCGATCGCGGTCGCAAGGGGTCAGGCAGCAACGCGCGAGCGGCATTGAGCCAGCTTCGCAAGACGAACTCGGAAGCCGACGGGGTAAAGGCCCTGCTCGAACTCGGGATCGTCTGACCCAAACCAAGGAGTAGAGGACTACAATGGCACCCCCTACAGGGATTTTCCAGAAATACAGCGCGGTGGGTCTGCGGGAAGCGCTGTCGGACGTCATCGCGAACATCGACCCGGAAGAGACGCCAGTCTTCTCCAATGCGGGTCGGGAGACGGTGAAGAACACCGACTTCGAGTGGCAGACCGACAGCCTCGAAGCAGTCGACGTGGACAACGCACACGTCGACGGTGATGACGTGTCGACGTTCGACGCGGTCACTCCGACCGTGCGGCTGAAGAACTACACCCAGATCTCGCGCAAGACGCTCGTGATCCCGGGTACGCTCGAAGCGATCGAGAAGGCTGGTCGCAAGAGCGAGATCGCGTACCAGATGGTCAAGCGCGGCAAGGAGATGCGCCGTGACATGGAGACCATCATCACCGCCAACCAGGCCGGCGTTGCCGGTGACGGTACGGTCACTCCGCGCCGGACTGGTTCGCTGCTCGCCTTCCTGAAGACCAACACCGATTTCGGTGTCGGTGGCGTGGATCCGGTGTATACCAACACCCCGAACGCTACCCGGACGGATGGCACCCAGCGGAACTTCACGGAAGCGCTCATCAAGACGGTCGCTCACTCGATCTGGTCGAGTGGCGGCTCTCTGAAGATGATCGTCGTGGGGGGCACGCTGAAGCAGGTCTTCTCGACCTTCACGGGCATCGCTGACATCCGGCTGAACGCCCAGGGCGCGCGTCCGACCACCATCATCGGTGCGGCGGACGTGTACGTGACCGACTTCGGCAACCTGTCGGTCGTGCCGAACCGCTTCATGCGGAACCGGGACGCTCTCTTCCTGGACCCGTCGTACTACTCGATCGTGAATCTCCGCTCGCTCAAGGTGGAGGACCTCGCGAAGACTGGCGACGCTCACAAGAAGATGATGATCGTCGAGTGGGGACTGAAGGTGAAGACCGAGAAGGCTCTCGGCGGCGTCTTCGACCTGAACCCGGTCTCGGTCTGATCGGGTAGCTCGGGGGGAATGAATGGTGTTTTATAGTCCGGGAAAGGGACTATAAAACACCTCCCCCGTTGGCCGTGACTTTGTCGGGTAGGAGCCCTGGCGCGGTTGGGCGCAATGCGCTTGTTCCTGGTTCGATTCCGGGCAGGGTTTTCGTGGAGTATGAACGTTGTTTCATGCAGGTTGACGGAGGCGGGGCGAAGCATGATTGAGACTCTCCCGTGGGAAGTGGACCCGGAGACGGGCGCGGAGACCAAGCGCTTTCACTACGATTACTCCGACGACTCGATTACGATCGAGGACCTGATCGACATCGACACCATCGGCGCGTTCAACTACGAGGCCCGGAAGCAGAACACCGGGCGGTTCGCGGATGGGATGCACTGGATCGGTTCGATCCCCCTGCCGATCTACCAGCGCCTGCAGAAACGCGGGGTGTTTGACGACCCCAAGGAGTTCCGGAAGTGGTGGCTGTCGGATGAATCCCTGCCGTTCCGTGGCCGCGACATGAGGGTCTGACGCATGTCTCTTGATGGCACCTACAACGGCCTGCTGGACTCGATGGCCTCCTGGCTCAACCGGGATGACCTCACCTCGTATTTGCCGGACTTCGTCGCCCTCTTCGAGGCGGAGTTCGAGCGCGACGTGCGCGTGCGGGAGATGCTGGTGCGCGCCGTCACGGTGCCGCCGGCCGACGAACCGAGGGAGAATCTTCCAGGGGATTTCCTGGAGTTGAAGTCTCTTCAGTTCAACAGCAACCCCCCGGTCGTGCCCGAGCAGGCGACGAGTGCCTGGATCCGTGCGTACCGCCGACAGAGCGGCGCTGAGCAGGGGGTTCCCACGTTCTACACGATCGAGGGGAACCAGTTCTTGTTCAACCGGACGCCGGTTGGCACGGAACTGGAGATCGTCTATTACGCGACGCTGCCCCGTCTGGGTCCGAGTCAGGACACCAACTGGCTCCTGTCGGGGCACCCGGACATCTACCTGTACGGCTCCCTGAAGCACTCGGCGCCGTTCCTGAAGGATGACGAACGGATCGCCCTGTGGGGCGCGCTGACTGATTCCGCCATCCAGGCACTGCTTCGCCGTGACGTGCGGGGGCAGTTCAACGCCGCGCCGGTTCGCATTCGGTCAAGAAGGGTGATGCCCTGATGCCTTGGACCCCTCTGTCGAGCCCGAGTACGACGTGGCAGCAGGTCGCGCCGGGGGCCGGTAGCACCTTGACACTGCTCGATCTGATCTCGGCGCAGGCCGCCGCTGCGGAAGCGGCGGCGGCCGCGGCTTCTCTCTCGGCTTCGGAGATAGTTACCCTGTCGTCGGTGGTGGCCGGCCAGGTGTCCGCTGCGGAAGGTTCTGCGGAAGCCGCGGAAGCGGCTGCCATGACCGCCCAGACGCTCGCGACTCAGGTAGCTGGGGCTTTGGTAGCTGCGGAGGGTTTGGCGGGGGTGGTGGGAGTGGCCGCGGCTAATGGAGATTTGGTGGTGGGGTCCTCGGTTGGGGATTTAGTGCTTCACCCGGCCGGGGGTGCCGTTCGGGTTTCTCTCGACGGGGGCCTCAGTTCTTCGATGGACGTGACGGCTACTTTTGTCAACCTGACTTCCGTTCGAGTCAATGACGGGGGATTCATCAAAGTCGCTCGGGTGACCACGACTCAGAAAAACGCGCTGGCGAGTCCGGTGGGCGGGCAGTTGGTGTACGACACGACGCTCAACGCGCTGTCGGTGTACGATGGGACCTCGTGGCGGACGCTCACGATGTCGTAGGAACAGGGTAGTATCTTGTTTGTAGTACCCCGGAAAAGGGGGCCAACGGGGTAGAGTACCCCCTTACAGGCAGAGGAGGAAGGGTGAGCCGGATTGAAGGGTTTGGGTCGCTGGCGGGAGTGGGGCAGGCGGTATCGCTTTCTCCGCGAGATGCGCGATCTAACGGGGGCCTCGCGGCCCAGGTGGAGGGTACGTTCGTTGGCACGGTGACCTTCGAGGGGTCGCTGAACGGGGTGACGTATTTCCCGGTCGCTGCGACGAACGTGAGCACGGGGGCGCTGGCCTCCACAACCACGGCGCCGGGGCTTTACCGGGCGGAAGTGGTAGGGGGCATGACGTTCCGGGCGCGGATGTCGGCGTACACGAGTGGCACGGCGGACGTGAAGCTGGTTGGGTTCGAGGGATGAAGATTTCTTCCCCCCGGCGGCGCCGTCGTAGTGGGGGAAGCGACCCTATCCCCTTGCCCCCGGCGAGTGGTTCGACTATCCTGCTGGAAACTTCCGATGCGCTCCTTTTGGAGGGCAGCGGGTCACTTGAACTGGAGGACGCGGCGTAATGGCCGACACCAAGATTTCGGGCCTTGCCCCCCTCCTGGCGGTGGACGCGGCGGGGGCGGATTACCTCCCCGTCGTGGACGCTAGTCTTGTCGCTGGTTCGCCGGCCACAGCGAACAAGCGGATGACGCTGACCGAGTTGGCCGCGTTTGTCGGAAGCGGCGCGGGAGGCGGCGACACTCTCCTGATCGGCACCGTCGCCCCGACGACCGAGGGCGTGGATGGCGACTTCTACTACCGGATCACCACCGGCGAGAACTGGGGTCCGAAGACCGCGGGCTCGTGGGGTTCACCGATCTCGAACCTCACCGGCGAGTCGTGGTTCAGCCGTCAGCAGACCGTTTCTATCGTCTCCGGGGTCGTCACCGTGGACTACACCGCCGGTCGCCTGGTGGTCGTGCCGGTGACGGCCAACATCACCAGTTTCGTCATCAACAACTTCCCGGCAGATGGCCTGCCGGGGTCGCTGACCTTCCGGTTCATGATCGGTGCGGGTGGCCCGTTCACGATTGCGTGGCCCACGCTCGGCACCGTGATCCGGGCTGAGGAGGCGGCGGTGCCGGTGGTGCCGACCACGAACGGCGCGGTACTGATGGTGACGATGTTCAGCAACGATGCGCGGGCAACGACCGATCTCCTGATCGGCGCATCCAACCTCCTGCCGGTCTGACCCGTGGGCCTCACCTTCCTCCCCGGCACTACACGCGACGGCTTCGCCACCGTGATTCACGGCAAGGCGTGGCGGTTCGACGGCGGCGCGGCGATCACCCGGATGTCCTCCGGGTGGCCCTGTACGCCGGGACTGGTGACTCCAGAAAACATCAGCAACGTGCGTGGATTCCTCGATGGGGCCGAAGTACCGATTGCGGTTTCTCCGCTACGGGGTAAGCATCCAGATGGATCGTTCCGCGCTATCGGGGTGCAATGCCGGGGAGTCGCGTCATTCGTACAGCGAGCGTTTCGGATCGAGGTGTGGAGCACACCTCGCAGCGGGGCCAACACGCTTCCCTGGATCGAACCTACCTACGACGTACCAGTAGGAGAGGACGCGACCGATTGGCCCGCGATGACGCAGCAGACTGCGATTGCGCCTTCTGATCCCGTGTATCTCTGTGCCACGAATGTCGCATTTCAGACTTTGCAACCACAGAGTTTGGATGTTGGCCTCGCGGCGAGCAACTTCGGGGTCGGCAATGGAAGTGAGTGGGATGTGTGGGTGGCGACGCTGCCGTTTCCCGCCATTACTGTCTCAACCTACGAGTTTATTCACGGGTTCTACACGGCCTATCTTCGCTCCGGCTCGCGTGCAATGTATGAGAGAGCACAAAAAGAGCTTGTGAACCAACTAGTGTTCAAATCTAATTACACGATAGGGTCTGACCAAGTAAATACCGTTGGCGGGTCACCGTTCGCCAATGTATATGGCCCTGACCCCACCCTACCCCCGGGGCCTCCGGGAAACTCCGGACTCTATTCGGAGCAGCATAGCCAGATTACGATGAGTTGGGCTACGGGCTATTTGATGACTGCGTGGAAACACCCGTGGCGTCACATCTGCCATAAACTATCCTGGCAGGCGGGGTCACTGCTTTCTGATTTGTCCGCTACATGGGGGATTCGGTTCAATCTCGGTATTGGGGACTTCCAAATCCTGCAAGCAGCGTATGTGGTTGAGGCCACTATGCAGGTTCCTAGTCCTCCTAGTGGATACGGGGCAGGGCGTGACCCGAACGTAATGACATTCGCCGCGCAGCTTCCGAACCTCCTGACGGTTCTTAGAAATCGGGTTTACACCGCGGCGTACGCGATTCCAGAACTTGCTGGGCTTCTCGGCCAGCGCCAAGACGCTACCGCGTCTTCGGACAATGGGCAAGTTGGTTCGCATACCTTCTCCCAGGCGATGATTACGTCTCGTTTCCTGATTTTCTACTACAACAATATCGCGCCGGACGCAGCGATTCCAGCCGAGGTGAGAAAGCAGGCGGACATCACGATTGCGTTCGCCACTGTGAACGGCAAC